TAAAGAAAGTAGAAAAAGAACAAGAGATAAACCAGAGTATAAAGAAAGAGTAAAAAAATGGAAAGAAGAAAATAAAGAATCTTTAAAAGAAAAACGATTAGAATACTCTAAAAAGAATAGAGAGAAGAATAAGGAATATTCTAAAAAATATTATAGAGAAAATAGGGAAAAAATGATATTACAGGCAAAGGAAAGATATGAACAAAATAAAAATCGGATATTACTACAATCAAAACAGAAATATTATGAATCTAAATCTAAATAAAAATGTTCAACTACAAAAAGATTTTAAGGGAAATCATAGATGAGTAGCTTTTTCGATTCCGATATTATTCAAGATGAACTGAAAGAAATCAACAAGTTGCAAGAAGATATCTACGGAAGTATTCTTTCTTTTGGTATGATGGACCGTGAAACCAAGTTGGAGCACATTGAAAAACTGGAGCTCTTGCTAGAAAAGCAGAGAGTGATGTATACTAGGTTGTCCCTTTCAGACGACCCCCAAGCGGTTGAAATGAAAGAGAACCTACGCAAGTCAGTTGCGCTGATGGGATTCCCACCAGAAACTGATATGAGTTTACTTTTCAGTAGTATGAACAAGACCATCGAATCCCTCAAACAATACCTTGACAGGTGATTCGATCTTCGCTATACTATCCAAGTAAATCCCCCGAATCCAAACTAATCCGAGGTAATCCAAATGTCGTTTTCCGACCTTAAAAAGCAATCTAAACTGGGCAATCTGACCGCTAAACTGGTCAAAGAAGTTGAAAAAATGAATACTAGCAGCGGTTCTAGCGATGACCGCCTGTGGAAACTGGATGTAGATAAGAGCGGCAATGGTTATGCCGTGATCCGTTTCCTTCCTGCTCCAAACGGTGAAGACCTGCCGTTTGTGAAACTCTACAGTCACGCATTCCAAGGTCCTGGTGGTTGGTACATCGAGAACTCTCTGACCACTCTGGGTCAAAAGGATCCTGTGTCCGAACTGAACTCCGAACTGTGGAACAACGGCACTGATGCTGGTAAAGAACTTGCCCGTAAGCAGAAGCGTAAACTGACCTATGTTTCGAACATTTATGTGGTGAAGGATCCCGCTAATCCTGCTAATGAAGGTAAAGTCTTCCTGTTCAAGTATGGTAAGAAGATCTTTGATAAACTGACCGCTGCAATGCAACCCGAGTTTGAAGATGAGGAAGCAATCGATCCGTTTGACTTCTGGCAAGGTGCTAACTTCAAACTGAAAGCAAAGAACGTTGCTGGTTATCGTAACTATGATTCTTCTGAGTTTGCACGTCCAGAAGCACTTCTGGATGATGATGAAGCAATGGAAGCAGTGTGGAAGAAGCAGTATTCTCTTGCCGAACTCGTTGCTGCCGATCAGTTCAAGTCTTATGATGAACTGAAAAAGCGTCTTGATTATGTGTTGGGTAACAAAGGCACTCCCCGTTACCAGGATCCTGATGTTGCTGATGAAGAAGATTATTCTCGTGGTCCTGTGAAAGATCTTGATGAAGATCTCCGCAGTGAACTTAATAATCTTCAACCCACTCGCCGTGCAGCAGCACCAGTAGAAGATGAAGATGACGATGCCCTTTCCTACTTCGCCCGCTTGGCAGAAGACTGATTAGGTGCTATAATACTGGGGAGGCAAGGGTCTCCCCCTTTTTTATGTTTATGAAGTCTGATTTTTACATTGATAGAATCACCAAGCAGCAAGCAGGAGAACTGCTGCTGAAATATCATTATCTGAAAGACTTTTCAAAAGGGTTTAAGTCTGGTTATAACTATGGTCTTTTTAAGAAAAATGAGTTCTCTCCACTAAATATTGGTGGTTTACAGGGAGTCTGCATCTTCACAGGACTTCCAGTTCCAGAAATAGCAAAAGGAGCATTTGGTCTTGAACGAAACCAACAACGAGGACTCTTTGAACTCTCTAGACTCTGTATCCACCCAGATACACAGTCACAGGAGTACAACATTACTTCTTGGTTCGTTGCAAAAGCGATTAGACAGTTTCGCAAAGATACAGAGGTCTCAGCGATTATATCTTACGCTGATAGCGATTTTCACGGCGGTACAATTTATCGTGCTTGTAACTTTAAATATTGCGGTCTTACAGACTCAAAGAAAGATTTTTACTACGCAGACGGCACCAAGCATTCAAGAGGTAAAGTAAAAGGTGCTGAGGGAGAATGGAAAGAACGCTCCCGCAAGCACCGTTATGTGATGGTATTTGATAAAAGTCTGAAACTATTATGGACCGATGAGACGAGTGTTCTCAGTTCTAGCTAATTTATTATTGATAAATTGAGAACTTTCATCATATTTCATAATTACTCTCATATCATTTAAGAATTGTTGTAAGTATGATCTATCTAACACATTAATTTCTCTTTTTTTCTCATTTAAACCAACTTCATATTCATAGTTTGAAACTCCAATAACTGGATTTATTTCACCAGTAGTATCTGAAGTAAAAATGGTGTTCTCCTCTGGTCCAATTCTTTTATAAGTTTCTCCAGGAGGCATAATTATTTTAAAATTTGAGTCTACTATTTTCCCCTTTGGGAGAATTAATCTACCATTTTCATCTCTAACTTCAACAGTTTCATAATGATGAATAGCGTTTATCTTTTCTGGTGTATATTTGGTTTCAGTATATTCGTAAATATCACGATTGGAAAGAGGCCATTGATGTCTTACACTTATAATGTCCGCAGTAATTAATACAACCCAATCATAATCTGGACTTCCATAAAGTAAATCAGCAACCGTATCAGGTCTTCCATTGATAGGTATCTGAAATTTAGTATATAAGACTGCTTTGTCCTTTAACCAATCTAAAAACTTAACTCTACGAAATAAGTTTTTAACTCTCACATAATCTCTTGAAGATTTTTTATGAGGTAAAAATGATGGGATTTCTAAATCTGGTAGTTCTCTGAAATAACTCATTTTAGTAACCTACTCCATCTGCTGCTGCTTCTTGACCATAATCTTCATAGTAGACAGGATCAATTTCTTTGAATGCCAAGTTCATCTGTAGGTGAACTGGACTTCCATCTTCATAAGTTGCATAAGTTCCAGATGCTGTATAATTAACAGACATATCTGTCAAAGCACAAGGTTTAAAAGTATTTAAGAATGGATGTTTTTTTGGACCCATTTTATAAGTCAGTTGATATACACTTGGAGATTCGATAAAAAATCCAGATCTGCTATTTCCAGTGCCTGCACCACCATTTCTTGCAGACATTGTTGACTTTAATGTTCTGATAATTCCTTTAACTTCCTCTGCTTCTTTTCTTGATCTTGGAGCAAGATCAAATGTAAATTGGAACCCTCTAAGGTTTACTCCCTGAAAGAGAAGTTCCAAGTTAGAGTTCATAACCATTCCAGTTGTTCTAGCAATCAGTCCACTGGTACTTACGTTTCCACCTAAACCATTTACTGCCTTTCCAGCTAATGATTGTATTAAAGCCGTTTTTAGTTTTGTATTGTTCGCAATAGAACTAGTTGATTGTGATATAAAGTCTACGGCTTTTTTTGCAGTTTCTTCTAAATTTGAACCTGTCATAGCTTCACCAGCAAAACCAAGACCAGCAGCTTCCAAAGGATTAAGAGTATCTTCACCCCAAGTTACAGAGTTACTATCACTTACATTTTGTGGAATTGGTAGAATTATGTAATGTGTCGGGCTCGATTTGCCTGCCTTGTCTTGCTGTTGCCTTTGTTGCATTGAAGGCATTTCAAGTGGTGGTCCAAAGTCAATACCGCCAGCAATATAATCAAATATTTTTATTTCCAAGTAGTCAGAAGTACTATCAATTCTCTTCATTGGATACCGAAAGGTATTCTTCCCACCACCATTGTTGAAATACTCTGGTGTTGCGGATACGTTAGAATATGCATTATCGTAAGCATTTTCTGTCGAAGCAGTTGCATATGCTTCACTGCCCATTGAAGCACCGACGTTGAGAGGCATTTATACTACTTTTTTAAGTATTTAGACGGAAATTCGCAAAAGGTATCGCTTGTAAGTCTCTTATTTCTGATGGATACACTTCGTACAATGATCCAACCACTTCATTCCAAGTATATTGACGAGTTTCACTCCAGTGCATATTCAATCCACGAAATCCCCAAGCAAAAACATCAGTTACTGCAACTAATGGATTTTGATCGTATCTAATATTTGGTGTTTTGGCATTGTAAACGAAAATATAAAATTTACCCACCTGAGGAACTTTTCCACTTTCTTGAACAACTTCCAAAAGTTCAAGCATCAAATCATCACCACTTTCTTTCCCAGTAATTCCTTCCAAAACAGAACGAACTCTATTACGATTGGAATCTGTATCTGTTGGATTTTTTGCTGCTTTTTGTTCAGCAAGTTTTCTTTTTTGTGACTGAAGTAGAGTTTCTCTCTTTTCTGCCATTATTTGATACCTAACTCGTTCTCCGTTAGAACTTTGAATTCATAACCACGATCTGCACACCATTCTCTTGCAGCTGCCCACTTTGCTTGATTTTTGGCATACTCATATGCTTCCTGCAAGTATCCTTTGGTCTGTCTTTTGGGTTTTGGTGGAGGAAGTGTTTGTCTCTTTGGTTTGATCTCGATCACATATTTCTTAATTGAACCATTCTCTTCTTTAACTTTTATGATAAAATCAGGAAAGTACCTATGAGGTTTTCCGTCTATTGGGGAACGATAAACAACACACTTCTCTTCTGACGCCCACTCTAAGACATTTTCATTCAAATCACAATACACACAAAACTTCCTCTCCCACAACGATCTGTATATAATATTTGTGGGGTCTCCTTTATATTTTTCTGGATACGATGGTTTGTATTTTCCCTTATATGACATCTAAATAACTAAAATGCTCATAATAGGTATTTAGAGTGCCTGCACCAAGACCAAGAAAAATATCAGAGTTTAAACCACTTTTTACCAATCTTGCTCAGACTTCTCATTATCAAGTAATTTTTGGTGGTTTATCTGGACAATTAAGATCTTATTTACTTAGAAGAGGAATTGATTATCGATTCATTGGTGACTCGGTTGGATTGTTGTGTAACTCTGCATCACTTCCAGGAAGTTCTTTTGCAACTGCGGATATTGTTGGAAATTATACTGGTGTTGCAGAAAAAATGGCACACACCAGAACTTTTACTCAAATAGATTTTGAATTCTATGTTGATAATTCATATAAAACTTTGAAATTTTTAGAGCACTGGATGGAATTTATTTCCAGTGGCTCTGGTGAACAACCCTATAAAGAAGGATATCATTTTAGAATGATGTATCCAGATGAATATAAATGCAACTCTACAAGAATTATAAAATTTGATAGAGATTATAGAAGATATATTGAGTATACTTTCTATGGATTATTTCCACTTACACTAAATTCAACTGCTATTTCATATGAGAGTTCATCAATTTTGAAAGCAAGTGCATCATTTAATTATGAAAGATATGTTTGTGGTAGAACGTACAGTATAGATATTAATAGAAGAGAAGATAATAACCTAGTTTCTGCCACAAGTTTCTTAAATGAAACTGAAAACAATAGACCTGTTTATGTTCCAGTTTCACCTGGTGCCGCATCTGCTGGTGGTGTAAGATTTAGACCTGTTGGAACTCCAACGGGAGAAGCGATAGTTACTGGACAATTAAGAGATAGTCTATTATAAGTTTAAAAGACTCCTCTAAATATTTTTATCTGATTTGTAAGGATTATTATGCCTTTACCTAAAATCTCTACGCCAACGTATGAGTTAGAAATTCCATCTAATAAACAGAAAATTAAGTATAGACCTTTTCTAGTTAAAGAAGAAAAGATTCTAATTATTGCTATGGAAAGTGAAGATAGCAAACAAATTGCGAATGCAGTTAAAAATGTTATCTCTTCTTGCATCTTAACGAGAGGTATTAAAGTTGAAGACCTATCAACTTTCGATATTGAATATTTGTTCCTCAACATTCGAGGCAAATCTGTTGGGGAAGATGTTGAAGTTCTAATTACTTGTCCCGATGATAATCTTACTCAAGTTCCAGTATTGATTAATCTTGACGATATTAAAGTTCAAATTAGTGAAGATCACACCAGAGATATTAAACTTGATGATAATTTGATTTTAAGAATGAAGTATCCATCGATGGATGAATTCATCAAGAGTAATTTTGCTTCTGGAAATGAAATTGGTGTGACTGAAACATTTGATTTGATTGCATCGTGCATTGAACAAGTTTACTCGGAAGATGAATCTTGGGCAGCATCTGATTGTACTAAAAAAGAACTTCTTGAATTTGTGGAACAGTTTACATCAAAACAATTCAAAGAGATTGAAAAGTTTTTTGATACAATGCCTAAACTTTCCCATAAATTTACAGTTAAGAATCCAAAGACTGGTGTTGAAAGTGAAGTTGTGTTGGAGGGACTCACATCTTTTTTCGGGTAAGTATGGCTCACGAGGATATTGAGTCATACTATAAAGTTAATTTTGCCTTGATGCAGCACCATAAATATAGTTTGACAGAACTAGAAAATATGATTCCTTGGGAAAGAGAGATTTATCTTTCTCTTCTCAAACAATATGTCGAAGAAGAGAATCTAAAGCATCAACAGGGAGCAAATGGCTGAGATTAAATCGCCACTATCAGGAGGATTAAGAGTCGCTAGAAGAACGGTGTCTGCCGATGCTTTCGTTAGAGCAGCACCTCCACCTCCTCCTGCGGTTTCTCAACCAGATCCAGTTACAACATCATTAATTCAAAGAAACTCATTAGCATTAAATACAGTTTCTGAACAACTTACATCACTCACGCAGCAAGTTAATTCTTTGAATGCTGCGATGCAGAATGTTTATGGAAATATAACTCAAAACTCAATATTAGAAAGAAGAAAAGAAGCACAAGAGCAAGATCAAGAAAGAAGACTTGCAGAACAACAGTTAAGGGAAGGTAAAGAAAGTGCGATTGAAAGAAAGATACAATCTGCACTAGTCTATCCTGTTCAGAAGATCTCTGCGAAGGCATCATTCACACTTTCTCGCTTAATGCAATTTTTTACCACTCTTTTGGGTGGTTGGTTATTGAATCAAGGATTGGAGACAATCAAGGCACTTGGTGAAGGAAATAAAAAAAGATTAACAGAGATACGAGATAATGTTCTAAAAAATCTTGGTATTATTGGTGGAATATATGCTGGAATTAGATTTGGTCTAACCGCAGTATTTAATGCGATGACTCGCGTTGCTGCAAGAGTCACATCTGCTGTTGCTGTTGGTTTGTTTATCAAACCTGTTCAAGCTCTGTTAGATGGAGTTAAGGGAGCAGCAAATAAACTTATACCAAAGATACAAAACGTTCTTCCAGGATTCTCAAAACCTGGTGGAGGTGGTGGAGGAAATCCACCACCTGGTGGTGGTAAAGAACCACCAAAAACAACTAGTGAAGCATCTAAACAAGTTGGCAATAAAGGTATTAATAAATTTTCACCAACAAGTTTACTTGGAGGATCTCTTCTTGGTGGATTAGTTGGTGGAACTATGGATACTATGCAGGGTGAAGATCCTGCAAAAGCATACACTACTAATATTGGTGGCGCTGCTGCTGCTACATATGCCGCAGGTTTAGTATCAAGGTTACCTTTACCACCACTCATAAAAGCTCCATTAGTATTTGGAACTGGATTCGGTCTTTTTGGTCCAGCAACAGAAGGTCTTAAAGGTCTTTATGATAAGACCACCGAAATGTTTGGAACTGATCCTGGTGTAACCAGTTCTCAACCAGTTCAGAGTAAAATAACTGATATTGCTTTTAATTCTGAAGACCTGATGGGTAATCGGGAACAAGCAAATGTTGCATCAAATACAACAGGCACAAATAATTTAGTAGAAGAAGAAAAATCAAGTACAGATTTAATAGCACAAGCATCAGGACAAGACTTTACACAGCAACCACAATATGGAAATATAAATGTAGAACAACTACTTCAAACTGCAAAAGAATTTGCTGGAAAAGTTACAGATCAAGGTATTGAAATTGCAAAAGGAGCAACAACAGAAGCAGTCAACATATCACCTACAAAAGGACTAACACCAGAATCAATTAATATACCACAGGCACAAGTATTTCCAATTAAGCAAGAAGTTGCAATGAAGACAGCAAGTGTTGGTCCATTACCAGAACCGACACCAACGATTATTCCTATGCCTATGGGTGGAGGAACTAGATCAGTTGCTGGAAAACAAAGGTCAACTGTGACTGGTGAAGATACTAATCCAATGCCAGTTATAAATCCTGAAAATTCAAACAACATTTATCTTGCATTCTCACATTCAGTCTACAACGTTCCGATGATGTAAAATGGCAGAAAAACTTCAAAGCACATTAATAAAATCATCGATAGGTGTTGATAAAATTAAAAAGTCTGTAATGACTTTTAGGAAAAGTATTAATAGTACTCAAAAGAGTGCTGTGAATATTAACACTGCATTAGTCAATAGCAACAGACAAAAACAACAAGCAATAAAACTTACTGTATCAAATTTTCAGAGAAGAAGAGAAGCAGTTAGAAGAAGAGAAAGAGAAGATATAATTGAGGCATCTGGAATTAGTGGTGCAATCAGAAGACAAGGAAAAGTAATCGCATCTAGTACCAAAGGTTTTCTTGGAAGAATACTAGATTTTATAGGAACACTGATGGTTGGATGGTTGATAAACAACCTCCCTACAATCATTCGTCTTGGTGAGCAACTAGTAGACCGAATGGGTAAATTGTTTCTTGTATTGAGATCTTTTGTTGGAAATGTTACAACAATATTATCTGGATTTGGTAGTTTACTTGGTGGAACTATCCAAAACTTTATGAAGTTTGATTTTACAGATCAACAACAATTGATTGATAGAAGTATGTCAACCATTCAAACTGGCATATTAGGTATCGAAAAAGATTTCAATGATGCAATATATCTTCTTTCTCAACCGCTTGATCTTGGATTTGATAAATTAAACATTCCTGAACCTGGTGCAGAACCAGCAGCACCTGAGGGAGTTCCTGGTGGCGAAGGTGGAATGCAAGCAATATTGGATGTAATTGGTGAAGCAGAATCTCCTGGAAAAGGATATACTGCAATAGCTCCTGGAGATTATAATCCAGATCTTACAAAAATGACTATTGCAGAAGCAAATAGAGCAGTTGGTGTTAAAGGTGGTAAAGGTGCAATTGGTAGATATCAACTTACCAATCCAATAGGACAGGCAAAGGCGGCAGGATTAGATCCAAATAAAGATCTGTTTAGTCCAGAAAACCAAGATAAAATTGCTTTACATTTGATAAAGGCAAGAGGTGTAACTCTTGATATGATTAAAAATAATCCAGAAGAAGCATCAGTTCGATTAAGTGCAGAGTGGGCTGGTCTTCCAATGTTAAAAGTTGCTGGACCATATGCTAGAAAAGTTGGTGATAGTTATTATCAAGGATATAATGGTAATAGATCAACAATATCTGTCGATAGATTAAGAAAAGCATTCTCTCAGGCAGCTGCAAGTGGTGGAACTCCATCACCAGTGATTACTTCAAGATCACGTGTCATTGATGAAATCAATGTATCTGGACCAAAGGGCGGTTTACCTGACGTTGGACTCACTGGTGGAGGTGGAAATTATGGTGCATACAGAACTTCTACAAGAAGTCACGCAGGTATTGATATTGGAACAAGTGGTCAAACTGGATGGTTAGTTGGTTTTAGAGGATCTGGTACAGTCACTTACGCTGGTGTTGGTGGTGGATATGGAAATCTCGTCATCATTAAATCTGGAAATACAGAATATTATTTTGCACACTTGGCAAGAATAATGGTTAGACCTGGACCATATAATGGTCAAGTAATTGGCGAAATTGGAAATACAGGATCTGGTAGGGGAATACATTTACACTATGAAGTTAGACCAAATGGAAAACCAATTGATCCAAAACCATATCTGAATTTGTTAGATATCGGAAGAAAAACTGCTACTCCCTCCACTGCAATTTCTGCTGCCAAACCAAGTACAACACCAGAAGTTCAAATTGCAAGTGCAAAACCAGCACAAGCAGTACAGTCAGCATCACAAGTTACAACAGAAAGAAAAGGACAAACTATTGTTGTTCCTATTTCTATGCCAGATCAATCGCAAGTTGCCCAAGCAACACCTCGAGTATCTGGGGGATCTCCAAGTTTCCAAAGTTCTCCTCAAAGTGGATTAAATAGATATATCGAACAAAGACAGTATCTTTCACTAGCATAATCATAAATGGCAGCAATCGATAGGTCAATATACGAATCCCTTATCCTTGAACAAAGAGGTGGTGGTAAGACCATCGATGTTAGATTAGGTACGATCTCTGTTGATTATTATGAAGATATTTTTTCACCTACTGTTACCGCAACAATTGTAATTGTAGATAATGGTGTTGTATCAGGTTCAAATAATTCGCAGAATGCTGATATAAATTGTATGACTCCTGATGGATCAAGAAAATCAGTCTATCAAGGTCTTCCATTAAGAGGTGGTGAAAGAGTTCTACTTAAAGTTGCAGGAAATTCTCCATCAAATCCTGGTATAGATTATGCTACTGGAGATACTTTATATGTTTCAAACATTGCTAATGTTGTAAGTGAAACTCAAAGAGAAATGCTAGTATTGAACTTAACTTCAAGAGAAGCAATTCTAAACGAAACTGAATCGGTAACAAAAAAATATCCTACATCATCTCCAATTTCAGTTTCTGCTGAGAACATTATTAAAGAATTTTTAAAACCAACGAAGAAAATTGAAGTAGATAAAACTATAAACACATATGGATTTCTGGGAAATTCTAGAAAACCATTCAGTCTTTTGGTTAGCTTAGCATCAAAAGCAGTTCCTGAAATATCAGAAAAAGATGCAACGGCTGGATTTGTATTTTTTCAAACAGTCGAAGGTTTATTTTTTAAATCAATTGATGAATTGATTAAGAGAGGACCAAAAGCAACATATACCTACACTGATGTTAATCAGTCTAGATTGGCAAGGAATAATGACTATAACATCCTATCTTATAGTACAAATAAAAATGAAAAACTTATTGAAAATCTGAGATTGGGTACATACGCTAGCAAAAGAGTTGTTTTTGATCCTTATACCTTTAAGGTTAATTTTGTAGACTATAATAAAGAAAAATACACGAAAGGTTTACAATCTTTCCCACCAGCAATAGTTGAAGGAAGTGCGGCAATTCCTTCTGTTTCCTCATACTCTCCTTTACCAGCACCGCAACCACAGGACGTTCCGTATTCAATTGCAGTTAAACCTTTGATAGATCTTGGAAAAGCACCATCAAGGACAGTTGCATCAATACTCGACCGTGGAGTTTATGATGAAGATGTTTCAACAGAAAAAAATGCCGAAGCACTAAAATATCAGTCACAATCTCTAACAAGATATAATAGTCTTTTTGTTCAGATGTTAACAATGACTGTTCCATCAAACACAAATCTAAGGGCAGGTGATATGATCAAATGTCAGTTTCCAGCAACATCTACTTCTAAAAAGAAAGAGTTCGATCAGGCACAAAGTGGTCTATATATGATTAAAGCACTGTGTCATCATTTTGATTCGAATGGATCTTATACTTCGATGAAGTTAGTCAGAGACACCTTTGGATAATCAGGTAGCGTAAAATGTTAGATCAGTCTTTAATCAAAAGTAATTTTATAGGAAGAGATGGATTTATATGGTGGATTGGTCAGGTTCCACCAGAAGGAAATCATCGTGAACAGATTAATGGTGGTGGATGGAGTCACAGATATAAAGTTCGTATTTTAGGATACGATGCACCAGACAAAGAAATTCTTCCAGATGATAAACTTCGTTGGGCGCAAGTTATGCTTCCAACAACTGCGGGATCGGGAGGAGCAAACCAATCAATGAGTGTTGCCATCTCACCTGGCGACACAGTGTTTGGATTTTTCTTAGATGGGAATGATCTTAACGTCCCTGTAATTCTTGGAGTTCTTCCCAGAACTTCAGAAGTCTCAACTGATCAATATACTGAACCATTTGAACCTTATACTGGATATACTAATAAAGTTGACAACGATGGTGCATATATTGTAAAAAACGAGTCAAATGAAAATAGCACTACATCACAAAAATCACCAAGAATTGTACCACCTCAACAAGCAAAGAAAATTGGAGAAGATGAAAGATCTGCTTTTAGTGGTGTTGGAGATGTTATAAAAGCTGCTTCTGGTTCTTCTGCAACAACTGTTCAGAAAATGTCCGCAGAGATTGATAATTTTGTAAATCGAATCCAAACAATTACTGATAAAGTTTCTGGCGCTGTTGGAGGTGTACAAGAATTAATTTCGGCAGAAATAGCAAAGGTAACAGAAAAAATACAAAAGATATCAAGTGGTCTCATCAATGATTTGATGAATAATACATATCGCAGTTTGGCATCAACTTTAAACTTGGGATTAAAAACAGCATATGACACTGCATATGGACTTGTTTTCTCTGCAACTGGAAGTGATACTGCTGCTCATCTTGCAGGCGTTGCTGCACAAAAAGGATATGTACCTGGCGTCAAAGCAATTCAAGATGCATTACCTTGTATTACAAATACAATTTTAAGTGTAATTGGTGATACCATAAATGGTCTACTACAATCAGTTGCAGAAAATGTTACTAACTTTGTAAGTTGTGTCGCAAATCAATTCATTGGTGGATTAGTAAATCACATTATTGATATAACTAATACAATGCTAACTCCGCTTATCACTGCGGTGACTCCAATTCAATTGGGATTTCAAGTTGTTGATTTCTTAAGATCTAGTGCAGAAAGTCTACTTAGCCCTAGAAATAATATTTCTTGTGATGAAATTAAACCAAGTTATGTTTCTGCACCAGCAAATAAGTGGGTAATTGGTAGAGGTCCTAATGATCAACCAGGTATTCCCATCACATCAATCATAGAATCAGCAAATACTGCCGCATCTCTTGCACAATCTTTGGTTGATAGTGTCGGTGATGTTGTGGATTCCGTGAATGATCTTTCTAGTATTGCTGGATCTTTAGATCTATTGAAGAAAGATTTTTCTGCTGAAGGATTTAAAGGTGCAGTATCAGATTGTTTTGGTGGATTTCCAACAAATTGTGGTGGAACACAGGTCAAAATATTTGGGGGACGTGGAAAAGGTGCAGTTGCAAAAGCAATTATTGGAAGTGTTGTTGGTGAAGCAGCATCTGCAACTGGAAGTATTATTGGATTCGACATTCTTTCTGGTGGTTCTGGTTATGATTTCCCACCATTTGTTGAAATTGTCGATGATTGTAAACAAGGAAGAGGTGCTATTGCAAGAGCAGTTGTTAGTGGTGGATCGGTCGTTGATATTTACATAGTTTCGGAGGGTGAAAATTATCCAGTGGATACCCCAGAAGAAGTTCCTGAGGGTATTGATCAGGAAACCTATCAAAATTCAACAGGACCTTATGTAATTGATACTATTATTGTTGTAAATCCAGGAACAAATTATGCACCTGATGATGTTGTTATTGACATAAACAACCCAGAAGTTGAGTATAAGATAGAGGTGCTACCTGATGGGGCAGGAGAGATCATTAAAGTATTGCCGATAAATAGTCAAACAACAAACGTTGTCGAAATTAAAGATTTACCAGAATTGAGAGTTAGAACTAGAAGAGGTTATGGTGCAGTCTTAAAATCTAGACTAAAACCAAGAAGAGCCTATCAAGGTGAAGTTAAGCAACAAATCGATTGTATTAGTAGATAAATTATGGCAGACAGACCACTCGACAAACAAAATTGGCAAAGAAGAAAGCATCATACTTTCAGTCCAAATTTCAGAATTGATACTGGCAATCCTCAGATGGGATTGAGTGGTACATCAGTCTATGATTTGTATGCAGTTACCGACAATAGAGATATTTCATTAGTTGGTATGACAAATAGCGGAATGTTCCACATTTATAATGATCAGTCTATTGAGATTATAGGTGGTCAAAAGAGTGCTTCAACTGGTGTTGACATTATTATTACTGGAAAAAATGGTGATGTCTGGATTACTGCTGAAAAAAACGGACAAGTTAGAATTCGTGGTGCAAATATTGTCGTAGATGCTGATCAAAATTTAACGTTGAGGGCAGGTAATAATATTAAACTACAAGCAGGAAATAAGATTGATCTTAAATCAAATATAGCAAACGTTGATGCTTTAATGGGCAATTTGACACCATTTGATACTATGTTTGGTGGAATCGTTTTCAAAGATACTTATCTCTGGCCAGAACCAGAATTTACTGAACCAAGAATTCCAGATGGAACACCTACACCAGATAAAGCAGGTGTTGCTGATGGTGATGAATCTTTAAGTAAGACATATAATAAAGAGACTGGAACTTATGAAAAACCAACAACTGAATTAGAAGTTGGAGAATCAAATACAGAAACAAGAACATTGGCAGCAGAAGAAAGAGCAATATCAGAAGGTAAATTCGTAGAAGAGTAAAATGCCAGATTTTGATGTTAGAAATACAAAATTTTATTCTCAACAGTCAGTTTTCAATTCTGACTTATATTCTTATGGAACTTTAAGATCATTAGGTGATGTAGAGGTTGCAGGATCTCTTGACTTACAATCAAGTGCATCTGTAAAAGAAATTTTTGAAAAAAATGTAGTGAGTGAAGTTTCTGTAACTGGGGAAATTAATATTAATGTTCTAGATGGATCTCTGCACAATTTTACATCAAACGCCTCTGGTAATTTCACCTTTAATATAAGAGCAAACGAAAGTGCTTCTTTAAATTCTGTAATGTTAGAGAAAAGGAGTATTGTAGTTACAACTTTGATACCTATGGGATCCTCTGCTTATGTAATATTAAATCCAAGCACAACTGGATTCAAAATTGATGGCGACGCTGTTACCGTCAAATGGATTGGTTCATCTCCACCATCATCTGGATTCTCAAACTCAATAAATTCATATACTTTTGCGATAATTAAAAACAGTAATCAAAACTTTACAGTTTTAGGAACTCTTACTAGATTTGGATAATGCCAATACTTGGAACTCAATCTTCATTAAACGCTAGTGCATATGGTTTTGGTGGACAAAGTGTTACTGCCAATGCAAGTGTAACTCCAACTAATTTAACAGAAGGAACCCAAATTACAGTTACAGTAACCACAGATGGTATACCTGATGGAACCACTCTTTATTACACCATAAGTGGAACATTAGGAACTATTACTGCATCAGATTTTACAGATAATTCATTATCAGGATCTTTTGTTATCAATAGTAATACTGGATCTTTTGCAAAAACTGTTGCTGCTGATGGTGTTGTAGAAGATGGAGAAGCATTTGTAGTTCAAATACGACAAAATTCCATTACTGGTCCAATTTTAAATACTACATCTTCTGTCTATATTCAAGGTTCACAATCAACTGGTGTTGGTCAGATCCTCCCAACAGTTAATGGTATAGAATATTGGGATTTTGCCACTAATGGAAATCTAATTTTAGATGGTCAAACTGAATATACTTACACTGCTGCAACAAATGTAAAACTTAAAGCTTTTATTTGGGGTCAAGGAGGAAAAGGTCCACAAGGTGGATTAGGTGGATATTCATATGGCACTTTTAATTTAAGTCAGGGTAGTAGTCTCTATATGAGATTAAATTATGGAAGTGGTTCAGCAGGTCCTGGAAGTGGTACAGGGGCAAATACCGCAGAGGGAGGTGGTGGACTTGCTGGAATTTTTTCATCATCAACAATCAATCAAACAAATGCAAGATTGATAGCAGGTGGTGGAGGAGGGGGAGCATCATCGATTGGTAATTGCACTGGTGGAGCTGGTGGTGGACCATCAGGATCTGCCGGTCAAAATTCACCAGATAGTCAAATTTCATCCACTGGTGGTGGAGGAGGAACGCAAAGTTCTGGTGGTGCTGGTGGAACCGCTTCGAGTAGTTATACAAAGACAACAACACAAACAGTCAGTAATTCACCAACAGAAGCTGGTGTGTACCACGAAAGATCCGGAGGTGTTAATACTGTCCTTAATTCCACTGGAGAAGCTACTATATCTCACACAAATACTTTCGATTATAATTGGTCCTTTAATACTCCATATAATAATAGTAGTTACTCAGTATCTACTAGCAATGTTAGTGCTTATCAAAATATATCCGCAAATGGAACACTTGTACCAGCAGGATTTTATTCTGTTGTTGATAACAAAACTTCAAATGGATTTAGAGTAAGGTGGTTTAGAAATGATGATAACAGCGCGATTAATGTTCGATATCATACAATAACTTGCTCTGGCGAGAGAAATGTTACTAGTAGTCAAACTATACCTGTTAGTGCTAATGGATCTTCTGGAAGTGCTCTTCAAGGTGGTGCTGGTGGATCTGGATCAACAGGTTTTGGATATTCAAACGCTAGCGGCGGTGGTGGAGGCGGTGCTGGATACTACGGTGGTGGAGGCGGTGCAGGTGGTAATGACTATGGAGATGGATCTCGTGCTTCTTCTGGTGGAGGTGGTGGTTCTGGATATGTCCATCCATCAGTTATTAATGGATTTACAGGTGGATATCCTAATGGATCTTCTCATCCAAACAGAGGAACTGCTGGTAATGCTGGCACCGATTCAAGAATTGTTCTACAAGGAATTTTTGCCTTTGAATATAAAGGACTTGGAGGTAATGAAGTATACTCTGTAAATGTTCCAAGCACTGCAATATCAATGACCGCCAAAGTATGGGGTGCAGGTGGGCAAGGTGTAGGAGAATGCCCATCTGGTGCTTTTAGTGGAGGTAGTGGAGGATATGTTACAGGAACAATACCAGTTACTGGGGGATCAACTGTTGGTGTCTATGTTGGAGGATCAGGAGTAGGATCAAAAACTTCTCCATATTCTCAGGCAGGTTCTGGTGCTGGAAATGGTGGTGGATTATCTGCTGTTTCTTATGGTGCAAATATATT